ATTGCTCAGGTGTGTCCTCTTGTCCTATTTGATTGTCTTCGTTACCATAGTTTCTAAGACCATAGTAAGGTGGAGACGTTACACACATCTGCACCTTATCACTGATTGTAGGGAGAGTATCCCTACAGTCTCCAAATAATATAGTATTTTTCATTAAGGAGTTGTTTGTTTTACTGAGTCAACGATCTTCTGCCATCTGTCCTCGTCAGGATGTGCAAAGTCCATGTCAACGTTTGTCGCTGCATAGTATAGTGTCTTAAGACCTATAGTTACACCTTTTCCTGCCTGTCCACTGTTCTCCATGAGATCATTATACTTGTCCACGATTCTGTGTAGAGTATAACGAGGTGATGCAAATGTTCCAAAACCCTTTACCAGTTTAACAGGTGAGTAGTTTTTAGCAAGTTCTGTCCTTACCCATGTTCTAAAGTTGTCTTGAGTAGCATTTGATAACCCTTTCTCAATAAACTTATCGAGTAAAGCAATAGCACGGAATGCAGTTCCATGAACTTTTGGTTGTGTATTAACTTGTGAGTTAGCACCATAAACGTCATCCCATAATCTTTGTGCTGATAGTAACTGATTTACTGCCTTTGTGCCACTAAGATCATGATCACCAGTTAGACAGTAGTAGAACTGAGAAAATGATGTTAACTCTGTAGCACTTCTTTCTTCAGAACCAAATCTATCAGTAACAAACTTAAGAGTCTTCATGATCTCTTCAATCTGCATTGCCTGTCTGTCCTCTTGACATACCTCAGAACGTAGTTCATCAACCTTAGTTAGTTTCTTTCTCATAGTGTTGAGTGCTGAGAATAGTTCTGCTTCTCTCCTCAATACTATTTTGAAGTTTTCTTCTATGCTAAGTGATGTGTCATAGTCATGCTCCAACACCATCTTGTGTATAGATGCATCTGGGTCATGTTCTGCACTACCAATGAATAGAACTGCTTTGTTCTGTCCATCAATAACATATTCTCCATCCTCAAATAATACCTCAAACTGTTTTGGTCTGCGTGATATTATAACAGGAATCAGTAAGTCATAGTCGCATTCGCCATAACTTTCTAACTTGTTAGGTGATATTGTTCTCTGGTAATTATCGCTTACCTTCCACGTTCTAGCTTCATCTATTCTTGCTATTTCGTGTATAAATCCTTTTCCACGTGTATGCTTTTTAGGTTTCCATCCTGCCTGTACGCATTCATCGTGTAATTTTTGTATGGTCTTTGCCATGGTTATTAGTCCGTCTACTAGGATCGGTTTTATTGTTTACTATTAACTTGAAATCTCTTGAGGATTTCGGAGTGCTTCCGTCTCCTTAGTTAACATTATTATATAGCATTATACCACTGTTAGTGGAATGCTGTCAATACGGTCTTTACTAAATGCAACATAGTCTTCATCTATATCATATCCAATATAGTCCCATTTTTGTTTGATTGCTGCAACTGCTGCTGTGCCTGTGCCCATAAATGGGTCAACAAGTATACCATACTCTTTACCTGTGAGTTTGATACAGTCTTCTACAAGTTTAACTGGGAATGTAGCAGGATGTTTGCCACGTTCTAGTTTAGTCTGCACAGTTTCATATGGTATAAACCATGCGTTGCCTTTATCTCTCAAGTTAGGTTTAGTAACATCAAGAGACTTACTGTGTCTTAGATTCTCTTTGTAGTATTCATATGGAACACCAACAGATAATCTGTCCACGTTTACTTTACCATCTTTAGTAAAATGAAACAAGTGTTCCCATGTAGGGCACAAGTATCTCTTACTGTTGATAGGTTTGAAGTGTCCACTAGTCTTACCATTGACATGGATAGACTTGACCCAATTGATATGGTTCTGTAATATCCAATCGTCTCTCAATGTCATAGCAACATCCATTGCTACCCATGGATCAACGTTAGAATATCCCATGTTGACGAACAAGTGTCCATCATCTGTGAGTATACGTTTACACTCTAAGAATACATCACGTAACCAACCAAGATATTGATCTCTTGGTTTCTTGTCTTTGTATTTACTGTATTGTATGTCTAGATTATATGGTGGAGAAGTAACGACAAGATCAATAGACTTGTCATCTAACTCTTTCATACCTTCTAGGCAGTCACCCAAATAAAACATCTCTATCTTTGAATGGTATTGCACCTTTTGTGTAAGTTTTAATTAAGTCAGAACCTTTTACAAATCTAACTTGAACCTTTGGAAATTCTACCACATCTGTGAAGATATAGATCATATTTTCTGCATGTGCTTCATGCTCCTCAACATCTAATTCTCTACCTACACCCAAATACTTTGATGAACAAAACTTTGCTCCTCCTTTAGTAAAGCACTTAGCATCATACTGTTGACCATTAGTATCAACATGATCATAACCTTTACCATCCTCAAATGTCAAGTCTGGAAACCACTCTTCTAATTGAATCTCAAGAAATCCTGATGCTCTTCTACCATCTTTAAATAACTGATCTACTTTCTCTTGTGATAGTGTGCCAAATGAAGCTTCACACTCATATGTGTATGTTTTGTTGAGTTCCATGATGTAGTTGTGTATGATACTATTATACACTAATCATGTGGATGTTGCAACCTTTTTTCAACCCAATGATCTTCATTTGCTATATTTGCTGCTTTAACATATCGTAGGATATGCTCATCAATCTGTTTGTAGATAGGATGTAAATCCAAATCCATATTGATATCATGTGCTATCTGCGTTACCTGTGACTCTGTGAAGCAGTGGTCAGGATGTAGTAGATCGCAACATGGAACTCTTTTTTCTATAAGTTCATTAAGATTCATACGAATCTCATAGTCTCTGTATACTGGCATTGTACTAGTCTTTATATTTAATTATATCACCAATCATCATCAAATTCAACCTCCTCTTCTTCACCAAACCATCTGTTGTAATCATCAGCATCCTCCTCATCAAAGTGACTATATTGCCAGTTCAATGTATTTCTACCAGACAGTGATCCAACTGATATTGTAGAGTCTCCATCATTCATGCAGAATCCACGTTTTAACCAATCTGTTAACTCATGGTCTGGATGTGACTCTATCATCAAGTCAAGTAACTCTTCAAATTTATCACGTTCAAGATGTAAGTATTCATTCCATGGTAGGTGGTCATACTTTTTCCATACACCTTTACCGTCTTCTAGAAACATCACCTGTCAAATACCTCAATATGTCTAGTTAACCATTGTCCTGCATAGTTTAGCACAGATTCCTCCATTGTAAATGGTTCCTCTGTATATTCTATCAGATAACCTTTATTTTGAAAAGTCACTGTTACTGGTTCGTCACTTGATCTGAATATAGTTCCCTCTCCTATGTCCTTACCATTATATGTGCAGTTCTCTGTTGGTATGAGATATGAGTTACTATACATGGGTTGCAACATCGTGTTTTTGTCTATAACATGCACAAAACGTCGTAGACATGGCATTTCTTTTGCATCAGGGTCGATACCAACACAGAGAGCACTACTATCTTCGGTCAATGATGTAAACCTAGTGAGTCCAGATACACGAAAACTTAGGTTAGCACCTGGCTTAAACCTAAGATATTGTGGATATCTTGCTGTCTCACTCATCCACATACCTTTAGTAAACACTAAGCATCTACTATGTGCATAAAATCTACGTAAGTAATCAATAGGAAGCGTTCCAATATCTCCAAACGTATCTTTTAATAATTGTATATGTTCGTCTTTTATATAATATTTGTGCTCTTCTGGGTCGTCACCAAAAAACTTAAACCCTTGTTTGCATTTTCTATGATATAAGACAGTCAAATGATCTAATTGATCATTAATAATGTAGTGATCACTCATCTAGTAACTATTTCAATAAGTCCTTCCTCTATCTGATTCATCCATGATGTAGTAAATGATTTTACATCTGGTTCTTCCTTGGTAAATTCTACAATAACTGTGGGTTGTTTTACATTTATCTGAACTTCATCTGGTTCAGACACAAGGAACGGTAAATGTTGTGCTAATCTTGTCTTATGATACCACACATCGAACATTGGAACAAGTATACTACCAACACTATGTGGTGTAAATGCAGTTGGTTCTTCTATAATATGTGCTACTCTATTTACAGTTGATAAGTCATCAAGTCCTGAACATGCAGCGACACCATTATCTTCTAACGACGTCAACCTAGCTATGCCTGGCATACGCATGTGTGTATATGCACCACTGTGATATACGATTGACAAGTGTGCAGGTTTGAGTGAATCACTTTTCCATGTGCTGCCAAACATGACTGTTCTATAATGAACTTGATTGTATATACCTATTTCTCTAATCACATCCTCCATTGCAGCGACTTTACCATTAGGATTTGCTGCTATGTGTGCTTTTACTAGATCAGTCTGACTGTCTAATACAAATTCTTTCTCAGGATCAGGATCATTACCAAATATTTTTTTACCCTTACGTGCTGACGTGCATGAGAATACAGTCATACCTAACTGCGATATGCTCCTGCCGAATGAGTATTGTGCTATTCGACTGTCCTGTGTTTCAGCAAGTTGCCACATACTATTCCTCTGCTGCTAGTTCTGCACTAAGTGCTTC